ACTCTAATGTTAATTTTTGTTGTTGGTCATAGGGGGCTTTACCGTCTTCTATTTGAGATTGAAGCTTTTCAAATTCTAAAGCTAAGTGCTCAATTAGCATGAATTGCTCAGAATCAGCCGGGAGGCTTCCCATCTCTCCTCTCGGCCACTTTATTCTGAACTCTGTATTGTGTTCGACATCAGATTCCATCATTGTGATGTTGGTTTCAATTTGGTTTAAGCGTTCTATAATTCCAAAATATGCCCAAGTAGCAAGAGACGCTGCTGCAACCATAGATATGATGTTGCGTAACGGAAGAGCTACTTCAGTATTTTCATTTAACTTTGCAGGCATTAATCACACACTCTTTTGCCAGCACAGTCTTTAGGAAAACACTGGATATTCATTTTGTAAAACTCGTTATTATAGTTAGCTCTCCACATGTCCTTTTGTAACAAACGGTAACACTGTTCTTGTGTGAAAGATTGCTGCAAAACTATCTGATTGCCAACGTACATCCATTCGGCACCCGTATGACCCCACATAGAGATAACAAGAACAAACTCTTTCATTTTTCAGAATTTAACCATACCGCCAGACTGCCTGTCATGGCACCTGTGACAACCGATATCAGCGAAGCCTGCTGAGTTGTCAAATCCGGCTGCGAAAGTGCCCATTCTATACATCTGATATACACGCCCGTCATGCACAACATCATAAATCTAGGCAGTATTTTAAGTTCTAAAAGCTTTCTTGCTACGTCTTCCGCACTCATTAATCAAACATCCCCTTCAACCACGCCACCCAAGCAACAAGTCCTGCCACCATTGAAGCAACTAACAGACCTGCTGCACCTAAACCAATAGCTTCTGCGAGTTCTGCTCTTCTGCGTCTAGCCAGCTCCTCTAGCACCCTACGTTCTTTTCTAGCGTCTGCCTGAAACTTTTGCCAATCATGCCAAAGACCGGGTCGACCCGTGTATATCATTATCTGCTTTAACTGTTGTTCTTTCTGCCGAATACTTTCTAAAGCCATGAACTCTTCAAGATCAGATGAACGAACTCCTGATTTCTTTTTCTTATTACCCTTCCGTTGCAGCTCTTCTTTGGCTATAACAAAATCTGATATAGCCCTTCCTGCTTTGGCTATGTCCCCAGTATTCTGGACAGCCTTCTTGATAATTGTAAAGGCCGCGTTTGCAGCCGCCAGTTCCGCTAAAATTTTTAATCACCCTTCTGTTTAATAAATTCACGCCGCTCTGCTGCATCTATGCGCGCCTGTGTCTGACGTTCTTGACTTGCCAAGCGTTGCTGGAACTGGTCTGCCCTCATTCTCTGGTTTTGAGCATCAAGGTTTAGCTTAGCTGCGTCGTTCTGAGCATCGGCCTGTTCTGCCTGTGCTCTTATCTGAAGCTCTTGTTCTTTCAACTGAACCAGAGGATCTGGGCCTTGGCCAGACACCTGCTGTGACAACTGTTTCAACGCCTGCATACCTTCTGCAACAAACTGTGCCGTGAGACTTTCTATCGCCAACATTTCTTCTTCTGTCGCAGGCTGCCCGCCATCTGCCTGACGTTGTTGAATGAACTCAACAGCAGCCCTCTCTCTTGCGGCTATTCTTACATGTTCCATAATGTGCTTTTGTAGAGCTATGCCTACCGCAGGCATACCGGCTACCATTGGTGTAGAACCAAAGACCATATGCGCCATGATGTGCGCTTCATGTTCCTGACCTTCAAAAGCTTTGAGCTGTATCATATCCAAAACATCTATGTTTTCTTGTGCGGGATCTTTTGGTTGTGGCTCTTCATCCGGCACACGACGCATTATACGGTCAGTGTCTTTGACACCAAGAGCATCATACATATCCCTATACACTTCATACATGTTGTGCATCTCTGGTGCTGCGCCAGCAAGCTGTAGCTTAGTCTGTGCCAGAGCTATGCGTTGTGCCTGAGAAAACACATTCGGGTCAGATACGGGTATAACATCTACGCGGTCATCAAAATCTCTTGCTTTTACAGAAGCTTCTGCACCCTCTACAGAATAAGGGTACTCTTCTGGTAAGGATTCTGACATTACGCGTGATAAGAACTTAAATTCTAGTTTCATAGCGTAGTGCAAGCGTTTATGCACCGCACTCATCACGCGAGAGCCTTGCTCCAGCAGAGCAATAGTTGTTCCTACAGCCGCCTGCTGGTTACCATCTCCAACTTTCATGTCAGTTATGGTTGCAAAACGGCGACCAGCATCAACTACGAACCCAAGCAGGTTGAATAGCGTCTGGTCAGGCCCTTTAAATGGCAGCGGCATCAGGCTGTCACGAATAGCCCCTCCGGGAGCGTCAACATCGCGAAACTCACCGGGCTGCAACGGGTCATCGTCATCTCTAATACGCAATCCGCGGGCTTTGAAACCCGCTGGGAGGTTGGATAACGTACCAGCATCGATTAACTGTCGCAGTGCCGCTGTGGCGGTACGTGACAAGCCGCCAATCGTGTGAATTAAGCCTAATCCATAGAAACCAAAGCCCGGAAGAAACTTATAATGCACAAAATATTGTATTTTTCGCTTTAATTCGTCCTCTTCACGGTAATTACGACGAATTGACAGTATCTGACCGTTATCCTGACTGATTGTGACAACATATGGTATCTTAATACCGGTCGGATCGCCGTTTTCGTCCTCGTCTTCATACCCTTCTAGGTCTAAATCAACATGACACTCCAAAATAGTGCAGTCATAGTCAATCTGAGTGGGTGACATACCGTCAATTTTGCTAAGTTCCTCACTTACAGCGTCATTTTCACCCTGTGCAGGTATCACCGGTATGTCCAAATAGAAGCCAGACACCTGTTTTTTACGCAAATCGTTGAGAGACATGCGTAAAACCTGCGTAATGTTGGGACAAGTCTCTAAATCAGAGGTCTCGTAAGGAACCACAAGGTGTTCTGCCGCTATAAACTTGCTTACCGCACGACCTAAAGTCTCGTCATAGTAGACTTTCTTAAACGTACTACCCGCTAAAGGTAAGTAAAACAACATCTGGTCAAGTTCTGGGGTATACTCCTCCATCACATTGGTGATGTAGTAGTTCATAAAGTGCCTGACGCGCTGTGCCTGCTGCTGTTTTTCCCTAGTTTCTGCACCTAAGATAGTAGTTCGCACTGGCCCACTAGCTGGCAGCAGCTCATTGAACGCCTGCGCCTGAAACTGCGTAGCCGCCTCAGCAAGCAACGGATGTGTAACACCGGAAGCACCTCTGAAGGGCTGTGCTCTTTCTTCATAAGAGAATCCCAGCAACTCCAGACCGTTAGCATAAGCATCTTCCCACTCCTGTCGGCTGGATTTATTAGCATCAAACTCTGCTAACAACTCATTCGCAATACGGCCAAGTTCACCATCAGGCATCTCCTCAGCTAAGTTCATATAGAAATCATCGCCAGCACCACGCTGATCCTGCGGGTCAAAGTCAATAGTCACACCACCGTCTTCATCCGGCGTAACCTCAACATTCATGTTCTCTGCCATGCCTTCAAAAGCAACGATGTTGTCATCCATAGAGCCGGGTAATTCTAGCTCTATCTCCGCAGCTAAATCTTCAGGGTCAAGTTGCGACGGGACGTTTTTGTCCACCATTCCAGCAATAGGTTTACGAGCCATGTGCTATCTCCTTTGCCCTAACTTACCATAGGGCGGTTCATATTCCTAGCTATCGACGATAAACTCGCCACGCCCTTCGGACCGCGGTTCATGTTCTGAGCCATATCCAACAAACTCACCACGCCGCCTTCTGCTTTCTTAGCAACACCGGGAACGATGTTCTCTACGTTAAACACGCCATAATTTTTACCGTCCTGCTCATAAGTAGTAAAACCGTCAAACCCTTGTGATTTGATCCAGTCTATTAGTCCTGAATCCTCTATGACATCATAGTTACCAGCCTCAACAACATCAACAAAATCACCTTCTTCCGGATAAGTAAACCCGTCGTCTAGCTCTGCCTTTTTACTTTTATACCAGTCACTTTCCCTAAGTTGTTTTATATGTTCCGGATTATCTACATCAAAAAAGTTTACATCTTTTAGATATACCGGACGTATGTTTGCACCTTCTGCCGGTGTTGGAAACCTTCCATAAACATCCGTAAAGTCTGTGTAATATTCTGCTGTGCTTGGTGTATCTGCTACAAAAGTAACTTCTGCGTCTGGATCAAACTCTTTATATCCTGTTTTTGCGCCGTGGTAAAAGCGTTGTGGCTTGTCGCCGCCTAGTAAACCAGTGCCGCCTTCTTTCTTCTTAGCTACTCGCGGATAACGAATCATTTCTCGGTCTATGTCGAGATTGTTCGGGTCGGGGTCTAAATATTCAAACCCCTGCTTCTTATAAAAAGACACAAGATCTTCTAAATTTAATCCGCCGTCACCATACGGAGTGGGAAACAAGGTCATTGTCGTGCCTGTTTCATCCGCCATCTTAGTCAAACGACGCATTATTTCCGTGCCGTGACCTTTTCCCTTTTTACCCGCACGAATAAGCTCAATATCCACACTGTTTGGGATTTCTTCGCCTTTTAAATCACCGGATGGATATAGGCTTGGACGCAAAGTGAGCTCGGACATATCCAAGTCTTCAAAGAAGAACCGATTAGGCATGGTTGGGATTAAAGCTTGACCCCCCACGCTTTCGCCAAGAAGATTTGGAGATAAAGCAGACTCCATAACCCGCGGTGCCGTAGGCTTGTTCAACATAGTTTTGTCGATTAAATAAAAATAATCTATAGGATCTGTGTCTTGTACATCTAAAGGAAACACGCCTTGCTGGCCTTTCCTAAACTTTGTAGCAACCGTTCGAGCCTCCACTTCTCCGGGTTGACGGCGATACATACGTCCTGCTTTAAGAACATCGCTAGTCCTCTTATCAGACTCTAATTGCTTTTCAGCAATCTTGCGAAGCTCTTTAAGTTCGTCCGGCGTAGCAAACTTACTAAAATCCACATACCCATAAGCATCTGTTTCCCCAGCAAAAAAGTTACGGGCTTTTTTACCTAAATTATATTTATAAATCGTCCTCCCTACAGCTTCGTCAGCCCTCTCTTGGAAAGATTTTTTATTCAAAACACCTTTCTTGCTGGCAAGGAGAACTTCGCTGGAAGTTGATATGTCCATGTCAATATCAGCCAACTTTTTTGAAAACCCTTCAGGTAAATAACGTGCGATGCTAGACCCCGGAGTAAAACCTTCTATATGTTGAACCGCGTGTTGCACTTCGTGTAAAATATTTGCAATCATTTCTTTACTTGGAGCGGAGCCAAGGTAAATGATGTTATTTACAGGATCAAACGCTGCCTTTGTTCCACCGGCACTGCTCATAAAAGGAACCTTGTCAACATCAATCGACCGTAATTCAGGGTATTGCTCAAACAACTCTTCAAAGTCAAATACCTCATCCAGCTTTGGAACTCGCCCTTCTTTTCTTCTAAACTCAGAAATATTTAATCTTTGATACCGTTCGTCTTGACCAGCTAATATGCCGTCTTCAAACAGCCCTTCTTTTAACCGGGCATTAGAGGTGTCTATCTCAAAACGAAAAGCACCATCAGACGGCTCAATATACCCCTGCGTTTCAGCATAATTATCCCGGTCA